TTTCGCCGTTCTCATCCGCCATGTCGTAGCGGACGGCGATGTAGGTGGCGTCAGCCGCCCTCTTCGTCAGGCCCGCGAAAGAACGCGGCCCGATCACTCAGGGCGATGTCGGCCTGTTCCGCTACCCAGGGCAGCTCCTTGAGCAGGGCGGTCAGGGTGTGCTGGTCAAACGCGGGCTTCTCGCCGTGGAAGGTCAGCTCCCCCTTCCACTCCCAGCCGCTGATGGATGCAGTGAGCATGCCCATGCGGGCAGCTTCCAGCTGTTCAGCCGTCACCTTGCCGCGGTAGGCCATGCGCTCGTTGGCCGACTTGCGAGCCGCTGCGCGCACCTGCGGGTGGCTGTCGGGCAGCAGGAGCAGCACCAGCCCCACCTCCTCCTCGTTGCCCGGGTGCAGGATTTCCAGGCGGCGCTCTGCCGCCACGATGTTGGTCAGTTCCGTCATGTCGTGATCCTTGATGCGATCCGAGAAGGAACCGGCGGGGAAGCTGTCGGATCAGGCAGCCTTTCAGGCGCGCGCCCTACCCCGCCGGTATTCGGTTACGGGGTGACCGGGGCGGGCACCACGATCGGCACCTGGTTCAGGCCCAGCACGTAGGTGTTGAGCACGAAGTCCTCGTTGCGGCCGCCGGGGGTGTTCGGGCCGGCCACCAGACCACGCAGGTACTCGACCGAGCCATCGGCGCGCTCCACCTTGAAGGCGTAGGCGTCCGCAACGTTGGGGGCACCAGCAGCGCGCATCGCCACCTGGCCGGGGTCGGTCAGGTCTTCGGCCACTTCCACCGGCGGATCGCCGGCGTTGGTGATGCCCTTGCCCTTCAGGGCGACCAAGGTGTCCCAGGTGTCGTAGGTGACGATGTTGGTGTTGATGCCGCGCTCCCCCACGCTACCCACCTTCTTCACCTGCACGTATGCCAGTGCGGCGAACTCGGTCTGCGTCAGGTCTGCGTTCTTCGGGGTGACGCAGATGTAGAGCTTGGAACCTGCGTTGGTCTTTGCTTCAGCGGCCATAGCCGTATCTCCTCGCGATGGGCGTAAAAAAACCCGCCACGGGGCGGGGTCGTTGGGAAAGCAAAAGGCCCGCTGGTGGGCGGGCCTTTCGGGGAACGTCTACTTCTTTTCGGCTTGGAACGTTTGAACCACGAATCGGAGATCTAAGGATGTTGTCCCAAGGGCCGCGCCAATGAATACAAGCTCACTCCCGATCTCGAGGGGCTCATCCGATCTGATGGTGTAAACCGGAGAGGCAAGATCCTTCCTCTGCGGCGCGTAACCCATAAGGGTTACCGTCGTCTTAGATTGGCGAGCGATATAAACCGGCAGCTTTCCAAGCCCCATTGCGGCGTTGGCCGCTGTATACAGCAGCCCTTCCGCACCATCGAAGTCACCTATCCAAACTGGCTGCTCCTTAGCCTCTTTCAGCATCAGATGCAATGTCGAAGACACTGAAGACACTTCGCCTGGGGAGCCAAATACCTCTTTTAGAAACAATCCGTAGTTTTCCAAAGCGTCATCTCCATGTGGACGCCAGACCATCTACTACTTCTTCGTGGTCGTCAACTTCGCAGCCACCAGCTGCATGGCCTGCGGCCGGGTGAATCCTGCCTCCACATAGGCCAAGTACTCCGCCCGGACGAAACGCGCCTGCTCGGCGCAGAACTCGTCCAGCAGCTGCCGGTTGCGCTTCATGCGAGTGATGGCATCGCGCATGGCTTGCAGCTCACCCTCGTTCGGGATCTCGTTGCTGCTGACCAGGTGCAGGTTGGGCGGCTTGGGGCTCATGGCCGGATTCTACCCCGACACGAACCCCCGCCACCTGATGGTCACCGGGTGCATGAGCCGCTCCGGGTCCGGGATGATGCTGCTGGTTGAGGGCATCTCGTAGACGGACATGCCGGCGAACTTGGTCCCCTTCCCGAAGGCGGCAATGATCTTGTCCGTGATCGCCGTGCCCACCATGATCCCCTTCCCCGGGCGGTAGCAGGCCGCCAACTGGCCGAATCCCTGCTTCAGGGACGGGCCGTCATCGGCCAGGCCGTAATTCTGCGTCCGGTTCGGGAACCACTGCAGCTCCAGCCATGCGCCCGTGGCCGGCGGAGTGAACCCCAGCCCGGGATAAGCGCACGGCAAACCGACCGCGGTGGCGAAGGCGGCCACCAGCCCGGCGAAGGCGTCGTAGATCTCGGTGTCCGTCATCCCATCCGTCCTTTCACCTCTGCGGTGACCTCGGCCACGATGAAATCCCAGCGCTGTGCCGCGGCGCGCGCGAATCCTTTTCCGGGCTGGGCGTAGGTCCTGCCCAGGCTGTCCTCGCCATAGAACCCATGTTCCATGCGCATCGCATAGGCCGCAGTCCACCCAGCCCAAACCGTCTGGCCCAACTCCATGCTGGCAAACACCAGCGGGGGATCCATCGCCCCGTTGGTGGGCATGCCTTCCAGCGACGCTGCCCGAGAGTTGCGGAGGAAGCCGGTATCCACCGGCATCCGGCCTCCCTGTCCCTCGGGGGTGCCCGCCTCCTCCATCAGGCGTTGCGCCGACTCGCGGAAGACGGCCAGCTGCATGGCCTTGGCCTTCTCCGCAAAGGCGCGCACCTGGGCGCTGAATTTACTGGCCACGCCTCACCTCTGCCGCCATGTTGACCTGATATGTCTTCGTGCAGCGGCAGCCGATCGTCTCTTCCGGCCCAGCCCCCAAGGCGGTATCGCCGGGGAAGCGCAACAACGCCCCGCTGGGGGTCTGAAACGGCTCGCCGAACCTGCGCTTCTGCCCGTTCATGGCCCGGTGGCTGTTGCGGGTCCGGTCATCGCCCGTGTCCGACCAGCCGCACGTGACGTTCTCGGGTGCCAGGCGGGCGGCCTCGATCTGCTGCCTGTAGGCCTCATCTCGACCGGCGTTCATCGCCGTCAGCGACTCCGTTCTGGCGATCATCTCGCCTCGCAGCGCCAGCAGCCGGTCAGAGTAGCGGCCCGCGATCTTGTCGATGTCAGCCTGCGACACCGGCTTGCCGGCGGCGATGGCGCGCTTAACGATGCCATCCAGGCGCTTGTCCCGTCGCTGCCGGTCGAAGTACGCCGCCATCTGCCCCGGGTCACCGCTGGCCAGCTGCTGCCGCACGTTCGCGACAAATTGCGACTGCTGCGCCGTCAGGCCAACAACCCCGCCGCTACGCCTACCGGTCTCGCCCACCCGCCCCACCAGCTCCAGTGCGGTCTGGCGCGGATTGATCCCGGCTGCCATGCCGCGCGTCAGCAGCTGCCGCACCAGCACCCGCTGGTCTTCCACCACGCCGGTGATCAGGCGCGACGAGTTCTGCTGCAGCCAGTTCTCTACGCCCTGGTTTCGCATGTCGAACCCGAACCGCAGCAGCGGTGTGTCGGTCGACGGGTTGTAGCCGCCGCGAACCTGCTGCCGCAGGGACAGGGTGGGCAGTTCCTTCAGCCCTGCATCGCCACCGGCAACGAACGCCTGCCGCACCGACTCGGCGACCGGGGAAAATCGCTCCGCATCGAAGCCCAGCGCGTCCAGCACCGCATCCACCTGGCCGGCACGCAGTAGTTCGGCGAGCAGGTCCAACTGGACCTGCGAACGCACGCCGGCGACGGCCTGCTCGAACGCGCGGCGGATGGCCGGCTCCAGCCGCCTGGCCAGCATCTCCAGCTCGCGGGGGGTGAGGTTTGCCATCAGCGTCGGGCGTGGAATTCGTAGAGCAGGACCTGGCCACCCGGGGAGAGCGGCTGCAGGTCAACGAAATGGAAAGGCTGGCCGCCCAGCAGGATCCGGTCGTCCTTGGTCGGCGAAATGTCGATCGCGGTGGATATCAGGCCGAGCTTGTCGCCCTGCAGCACCAGCGTGGCATCGCGGTTGGTGAGGCTGTACTCCAGCTCCACCGCCCTGCAGCTGTGCAGCGTCGGCGTGCCGGGCTGCGGATTGTGTGGCGGGCCGGTGGGCGCGCCGTCTCGCTCCAGTTGTGCGGCGAAGCCGTAGCGGTCGATCAGCCGCGTGGCTGTTGCCTGCATGCGGTGATAGAAAGCGCTCATACCACGCGCACTGCCGGGCCGAACGCGGGGGTGCGCAGGAGCGGCGCCAGGATCTCATCGATGGCGGAAATGATCGGCCGGTTCGGCGTCGCGCCGGCGGCGGTGCCGTCGGCATAGTTGACCTCGATCGGGCCCACCTTCTCCTTGGTCACCTGCTCCACCGCGACGAAGTCCGGCGACAGGCTGCCTGGGTTGGCCAGCTCGCGCAGCGCCGCCTCGTAGGTAGCACGCTCGACCTCGTCCGGGATCTCATCCGGCTGGATCGGGTCACCGTCATAGTCCGCAGCACCGGTGCGGGGCCATTCGTTCGGCTGACCCCGCCCGGCAGTGCGCACGCCGGGGAACAGCGACGACCAGCGGCCGGAGGCAAGGAGCACCCGGTACCGGCCGTCGATGTAGTCCGTGGCGCGGACGAGCGCGCCGTTGCGGGCTTCTTCCGTGCCCGCAGCCCAGGCGGCGTTGCCGCGCGCCTGGTGGTAGCTGTCCGCGCCTTCCAGCGTGCCGTACATGGTCAGCCCTCGCCCACGGCGGTGCTCTGATCACCGGTGGCTTGGGCAGCGTCCAACTCGGCCTCGCGCATTTCGCGCAGCGCGGAGCGGTTCTCGTCGAAGGCGCTCACGACTGCACCTCGCTGCCCGGGTTGCTGCCGGCCGCCTTGGCCTTCTCGGCATCAGCGATGGCCGACTGCAGCTTCGGCACACCCCAGTTGCCCTTGGCGTCGACGCCCAGCTCCTTGGCGCGGGCGATCAGCGCATCCTTGTCCGCGGTCGGCGGGTTCTGCGCGGTGCTGCCCGGAGTGCTGCTGGCCTTGGCCTTCTCGGCTTCGGCGGCGGTAGAGGGTGCATCGGCCGCGCCCTTCTTGGCATCGGCCTCGGTTTCAGCAGCCGCCTGCAGCTCGAGCACCGTGGCCGCCAGCCGCGCCTCGCGGTCACCATCGCCCAGCGCGTTCCAGTCGGCGACGCTCAGGGCCGAGGCTTCGTGCGTACGGCGCACCACTTCGCCCAGCTGGATCGAGACGCCTTCGGCCAGCTCGATGTTGGCCGGCAGCACGTCGGAGCCGACCAAAATGTCCTGGGCCGGAGCCTTGGCGCTGTTGCTGGTACTGCCCCCCTCGGCGGACAGGATCTCCGCCTTGAGCCAGCCCTGCACGACCGAGTTCTTCTTCAGCTGCTCCCAGTTCGCGACCGGGGTCTGCTCGTCGGGCTGCAGGATGGTGCCATCCGGCAGGCCCAGCGGGCCCTTGTGGTTGTTCGTGATCTTCATGCTTAGCTCCAGTGAGGCCCCGGCACGCTGCCGGGGCCGCGGGGGATCAGATGCCGTCGAGGTAGACGACTTCCTTCGGCAGGCGCACGTCCAGGCCGCCCAGGCGCATCACGCCCGGGATGTCCCAGCGCAGCGGGCCGCTCTGCCAGGCCGGCAGGAAGCGGTGCGGCATCGGCATGTGCAGCTTCAGCACCTGCGGATCGTTGCGATACGCCACCAGCCGCGTGGTGCCGCCGACACCGGCGGTGTCCAGGCCACGCACGCCGCGCACAGTGAGCTGCTGCCCGGTCTGCACGGTGTAGACGTTGTTGGCCAAGAACCACTGCAGGATGGTCATATCGCTCTGGTCACTCATTTTGCGAGTGGCCAGGAGCAGATACTTCGACCAGGGCAGCAGCAAGGTGTCGGCGATCGAGGCCGTGTTCGTGCCATTGAACACATTGAGCAGCGACTGGTTGAGCACCGCGACGATCAGCTGGGAGTCGGTCGTCGCGTCCCACGCCCCGGTGCTGGCGGCCACGGGCGTGACACCAGCTGCGTTGAACAGGCCGGTGAAGCCCTTGTCCGCGTCGCCCGCCAGCGCAACGCGGTCAACCATTTCCTCCGACGCCTGGCGCGCTGCGGCGGCGTCGTCGGACTGCAGGTTGATACCCAGCAACTGAGCCCGACCGATCTCTTCCCAGCCGAAGCCGTAGCCGATACCAGCGGTG